GTTTTGAACAACTGTTCTCTGGTAGTATCTGTTACTATTAGAAGTAATTCTACCAAGACCTTGAGCAGTTCCTTCTGCAAATGGGTTTGATACAAGACCGTATCTTGTCTTGAAACCAATTTTAGGTTGGAAACTGTTCTCCCCAACTGCTCTTACCATTTGTAGAGGAACATATGGGCAATAGAATAGTCCTGCGTCGTAAGGTGATGTACCTTTGTATCCTACAACATAGTACTGGTTTTGAGCACTATTGGCTGAGAATGGGTCGATATACACTCTGTACTTACCATTGATTGTACCTGCAAATGTATTGCCTGTGTCATCAACTTGTAAGTTTGCGTTTAATGCAGGAGTGTAATCAAGTACACCTGCCATAGTTAGAGCAGAAGCAACATCAGCGGAAGTAAGGATGATGTTACCCTTTCCACGACGAGTTCTTTGTGCAATTCTGTTTGCATCTCTCTCTATGTTGAATAGAAGTCCTTTGAACTTCTCAACTGACCATCTACCATTGGAGTCAACATCAAGGTTAAAGAAACCGTTGTTTGCTACATTGACTTGTGAACCTGCTTCAGCAGTTTTGTAGATTGTTCTGATAACTTCTCTGTTAATTTCAGCGAGGATCTCTGAAGAAAGTATGTTTGCTAACTCAGCCTCAGCGTTCAATCCGTGGATTGCCTTAAGGTCTTGTGCTAGTTCCAAACTGTACTCTGCTTTTAGTGCTCTTGACTTAGCAGTAACAGTAACTTTCTCGATGGAGAATGCCATCTCGTTGAAGTCACCATTAACTCCGTCACCAAGTGCTTCAGAGTCTCCAGTTGCCATACCTTGACCAACTGAGTACTGTGCTTGAACAGCGTCAGATGCATTGTTCTCAAGGATCGCAGGGTTTGTTCCTCTCTGTGTACCAGTAGAACCGAAACCAACTGTACCGTCATCGTCAACTCCTTGAGTGTAGTCACCCTGAGTTGCCTGACCAATGTTGGTTCCTGCCTTGTTAGCAGAAAATGCTGATTCTGGTTCGTTGAAGAATGCTTCGTCACCAGACTGGTTAGTGAATCTAGATCTCATTGCGAAGATCAAACCAGTAGGTCCGTTCATTGGTTGAACACCTGCTAACTCGTATGCAACGAGGTTAGGCATTGAACGACGGATTAAACTGATAAGAACTGGATCGAAACCTGCAACAGGACCAGCGGCAGCTGCTTGCCCACCACTGAACGCACCAGAAGCACCAACAGCGTTACCACTGTTTGTAGGAGCTGCTTCTGTAAGCATTGAAGTTCCGTTCTCAAATGCAGATTGCTCTGCTAAAAACTTTTCTTGGTTCTCTAAAAGAACTGCTGTAACGCTTCTACGGTGTGCGTCCTTAATAGGATCTACACCTTCTGCGTCTAGCAATGGAGCCCACTTCTCCATTATTTTTTCGGCATTGTACATTGTACTTAGAATTGAATTTGTGGTTGATTATTTTTTGCCACCCATGTTAAGGGCAGATAGATAAGAGTTCATTGCAGCACCATTGTCTACAATCTCTTCGTTTGCTATACCTTCCGAAATGGTTTCGGATTTATTGCTTGAAACCTTAGACTTGCTAGTACTTGGGAAGTAACCTTCCTTAAGTGTAACAATCTTCTCACGGTAAGCGTCTTCACCCTCAAACTCTATTCCTTCAGCTAGAGATCTTAACTTCTCTTTTTGTGTCTCTGCAAGTCCTTCGGATACTTCACTAAAAATACCATCTGCTGTAGATTCTCCGAGTCTCTTGTTGAGAGAGATGTTTTTCTCTATCTGCTCATTGAGCTTGCCTTCCATATCATCAAGTTTATTTACCATGCTTTCTAGCACATCATATTTGTCATCAGGAATTGATACATAATGATCTTCAAATAGTCCCTTCATACCTTGAAGGAATGATTCAGTCATTTCGGTCTTAAGACCATGCTCGACTTCAATCGCATTTTCTTTTAACCATTCGTCAGAGACATACTCCAAGTATGCGTCTGTACGCTCGATCAACTCAGACTTAACACCCTCTAGATGCTCTGTCAAAGTTTTCTCGTACTCTTCGGTCATCGCTTCTTGAATCTCGTTAACTTTTGAGTTAACTGCAGCTTCAAAAATTGTCCTTGCTTTTTCTTGGAATTCTTCTGAAAGTTCCTCACCACCGAATAACGCAGCAAGATCTTCCTCTACATTGAGAGTTACTTCTTCTTCGTTTACAGTAGTTTCTTCTGTCTCAGGGTTTTCCGCAACAACTTCAGCAGATTCTTCTGCTTCTGCGTTGTCACCTTGCTTTAACACTTCAGTACCAATGCTGTCCATTGGCATTGCTGCTTTAGCACCTTTGTTAACGATATCTTTTACCGTTTTAACTGATGCAGGTTTTAGTGCAGCAGAGTTGTCTGTGGACTTGTAGTTCTGAGGTGTAGGTCCTCCGAGATCCTCATAAGATGCTGATGCTCCAGGTGATGTGGAGTCGTCAACTTTCTTCATAGGATCGCCAGCTTTCGCACCCCTTGTTACAGGATTGTCCATTTCGTTTAATTCCTTAGCGGCCATTTCCGATGTTCTCCGAATAGATCTTAGTTAATCTGTATTTATTTATCAAATCTATAGATTCGATAAGAACTGTTGAAACAGTCCTAACTTGTTTTCTTCAAGTTGTTTGTTATCTACAAGTGTATTTACTTGCTTAAAAGTTTTTCTGGCAAGTTGTTCTCTAACAACACCGCCATCCCAAACCCAGTCTTTTCCTTCCATTATACCTTGAACGAAAGCATCAGGTGCAGAAGGATCAGCAACGATATCAGCAGCAGTAGCAAGAGTAAAGTCGTCAGAAACAATTTTAACTCCTTCGTTGTTAGTTGCTAGTGTGCCAAGACCACGAGATGAAACACCAAGTTTGACTCCCTCGTCAATAAGGTTCTGTGCTATCTTACCCATAGGAGTAGATAGGATCTTTGCCTTACCCACATAGTTAGATCCACTTTCTCTAAGTGAAACTATTTTATGCGAGACACGATCGAGGTTTACTGTAGGACCTTCGGGGTGACCAAGTTCACCAACCGCACGACCAGATTCCACAAATGCTTCATTGTATCTTGTGACTTCTCTGCGTAGAGTTTCCATTGGATACATACGACCATTGCGGTTTTTAATATCTCCTTGTAAGAAGATACCTTCTATAAACATAGATTTTTTACCGTTGCGATTTTCAACGATAACTTCTACATCATCTATCTGTTCTGTGATAAGTTTCATTTTGTTATCCAGTAAATCCTACTTTAACACCTTTGACATCTGAACCACTAGCAAACACTGTGTACGCAGGTTGCTTTTCTAGAATCTCAGAAGTACCTGCTTTGAGTGTGAATGTACCCACTCCAGTACCGCCTCTAGTTTCTTGAACTGTGATTACTCTGTCAGCAGCGTTAGCATTATAAAGACGCACACAAGTTGCTTGAGTAAAACTAACACCTGTACCTGCTGTTGTTGGTACATTTACTTCATCTGCGAGTAACAGAATTCTGTTAGACATCAGTTTCTTCCTCTTCCTCTGGTTGTGCTTCAACTTCAGTTTCTACCTCAGCTTCTGCTTCTGGTTCTGTGTTACCAAAAAGATCGTTAGAAGCATATGGTCGCAAACCATCTATTCTCTCTGCAGATTTTGCGTAGAGAATATCCTTGATTTGATCGCTAATATCCGCAGCAGACGCATCTGTTGCTATCATGTTGACGAGTTCTTCCATCATAATATCTTATACTGATAAAGTTATTTATATCTCTCCTTCATTCTCTTTAGGCATATTCTGTGGTTGCGGTGCAGGAGCACCCTCTTCTTGACCCATTTCTGCCATTGGATCTCCCATAGCACCCTGTTCAAATTCTAACATTTGTTGGTTAGGATCTGGTATTACACCGTTAGCAATTTCCTCCTCAATTTGCTCATCTATCTCTACAATTTCTGCGTCCTTTTGACGCAATACATTTCTTCTAATATATTCTGTAGAATAATATCTACCAACATAAGGTTCTACCATACCAAGTAAACCTAAACGACCTTCCATTAATTCTTTATCTTTTAATTCTGCAAAGTGATTGTCGTATATAAAGTCAAACTGGATATGCTCTGACATAATCTCCCAGTCTTCTGGAGTAACAATATTCTTTAATAATAATTGTGATCTTAATAGATCTAAGAATATCTTACTAAAACGCTTACGCAATCTACCAACAAACTTACTGAACTTAAGTTCATCTCTTAAGATTTCAGATGATCTACCTAAATTAAATCCATCACCAGACCCCGCAATTCTTGACTCAGGAACTCCTAATGATCTGTATAACTTAGACTGGAAGTATTCTATGTCTGCTAATTCACCTAAGTTTTGTCCACCAGGTAATGTAGTAATCTCAGTTCCTCTACCACCTTCTCTACGAGGTAACCAGAAGTCTTCTAACATAGACATATATTTTTTGTCATCTCTTATTTCACCAGAACCTGAGTCATAAACTAATTTATTTCTATAACGAGACATGACATCACGCAAGTATTGTTCTGCTTTTATCTTAGGTAGATTACCAACATCAATATAAAATATTCTTCTCTCAGGTGCTCTTGATAATCTGTAGATAACAAGACTATCTTCAATCATTCTAAGTTGATTGAGTGACTTGATTGCTTTTTGTAAGTATGATAATACTGTTCCTTTGTTTCTATCTACTAAACCAGATGTGCAATATGTAATAGAATCTTTTGCAAGTTTAACTCCTTTCATAGCAGTACCTGCACCACCCATTGCCATGTTGGTAGGATAGCGTGGTTCTGGAGTATACATGAAATACTCTTCTATCTTTGGAAAATATACTTTCTCAGATTCATGTACATTAGATGTATTGAATAATGTAGCACCTTTATCATCTTTCTTCTGTTCTTTACGAACATAACGCATTTTCATTGCGTCAATATATCTTAGTTCTTGTATACCATCTTGAGGACTTTTTATATCAATAACTTTGTTGTAATATATTCTACCATCAACATACCAGTTTCTAAAAATCTCATGTGCTTTGGTATCAAAATCTAATAGATCTTTTATATGTTTAAACTCTTCTCTAATCTTATCTTTGATTCCATCAGATGCATTTAGATTATCCAAATCAATCTCTACAGGAGAATCATTTGTATCTGATACAATTGCTTCGTTTACAATATCTTCTACAGCATTATCCACTTCTGGATGCAATGCCATCTCACGATACTTTCTTATTGCTTGATGCTCATTTTTATAGATCCCTTCAAGATCTATTACTTGACTTGAAAAACCAGACTGTATATAATAGTCAACCCCGTCCTCACCTGTCTGAGGAACGGGGGAAACTACACCTTTTGGAAGGTCGTCTTTATCTTCAATACTAAATCCAAACAGCCTTGCCATCTTATAGAGAGATATTCTTATACCTTTCTATTTATTATACCATAAATCAAGCAACATCGCCACCTTGACCTGCTGCTTCCCACCACTGAACCTGTAAGGTTACAGTAAACTCTTCAACTGCGTCTGAAGAATCGTAAGAAAGGTCAATTTGTGATACCTGAGTTGGGAATACGCTATAGAACTTATATGTTCTAAGGATAGGCATATTCTCACTTGATGATTGTGATGCTGAATCGACTGGTGATCTACCTAGTTGATAGACATATGCATCTTTAGTATAATCTTCTGGGTTGATATTACCTGCGTTATCAGATACTTTAGACATGGAGTTCATCCATCTCTCGAAAGAACCTCTGATTGCGAAGTCTGTATCGTTAATTACAGTAATCTGCCATTCATCGAATGTTCTGTCACCTGCAATTTTTAACTGTCTACCTCTGAAAGGTACAGTTATAGGAGCGATGTTGGATGCAGGAAGTGCAGCAGCTTTGACAAGGAACCTAGATTTAGGATCTATGTCTGCTACTGATGCATCTACAGCACCATCAGGGAAAGCAAGAACAACCTCAAACAGATTAGGTCTTGCAATACCACCCGTTAACCTCGACTTGAACTTATCTATAGTCCTATCCGAAGTCTTTGGCGGGTTTTGGGAATTGATTGCCATTGGTCTTTTACCTAAAGTGGATTAATTAAACTTTTCCAATAACTTCGTCAAAGGAAACACCTGTTCGTGTTGCCACGAAGGTTAGACCGATGAAGTTAATAGATCTTGCTGGCTTGATGTAAACATCAGCAACGAACTCGTTACTATCTATGATAGCAGGAGTGTTATTTGTCTCATCGCAGATGACGATGAAGTCTTGAATACCACGCTTGGACTGTACATCACGAAGGAATGGTTCAACGATATTGATAAAGTTGATCCTTGTGATCTCATCGTTGAATTCAAATAGTATGTCCTTAGCTGCAGCTGCGATTGCCTTCTCTATAAAGATAAACAATCTACGAACATTGATACGATCGAATGCAGATGCTCTACCTAGTCCAGTCTTATCACCGAATAGAACTATTCCTGCACCAGGTGCTGTGATAATTGGGTTGATTCTGTTAGAGTATAACTTATCTCTATGAACCTTGTTAGGTGTGAATGCTAGTTTAACAGCATTTAATATAGCACCTCTGGCAGTACCGCCTGGTGAGAACCAAGGGAACTGGTTGATATCGTTTCTTGCACATGTACCTGCGATATCTCCGTTCATAGGAACATATCTGAACTGTTGGTTAAACCTGTCATACATGTACTTGTAACCACTGTCAAGAACCGCATAAGAACTTGATGTGATTGGTGAGTAGTAAGCAACTATGTTGTCGGTTACTGTATCTGGTTTCAACTGAAGTGACTCACCTGATCCAGATGGACTTAAGAATGATCCTCTCCAAGGAGATAAGAATGCAACTGCATCTTTTCTAAACTCAGCAATCTCAATTAGTTTGTTTGATAATGCTTGAGTCTCATTCTTACCGTGGTTAGCAGAACCTAAGAGTAAGAAGTCTACATCATACTCGTCTGTGTTTCTTAAGAAGTCGTATGCTTCAGATAAAGCACCGATGTCTAACTTAAGAGCATTCTGCTCAGTGATTGTGCCGATTCCATTGTAGTTTAAACCACCTGTCATTACAGCACTGTAGTTACCGATAGAACTGAATGTAATATTTTCAGTATCCTGATCCCAACCACCATCACCGAATACATCCCAACCGTCTTCTGAGAATCCAGTTGTTGTAATTCCTGCAGGTGCACCTCCTGCAAAGATGTTATTAGATCCAATCTCAATAACCTTTCTCCAGTATGATGAAGAACCTGCTGAGAATAGTGCGTCTTTTGCTTTAGATAGATTTGTAAATTTCTCTAATACTGAACCTGCGTTACCTGTTATAGTACCTTTGTCATCATAGACAACAACATGCACTTCATCAAATCTAGAGTTTCTAACTGCTGCATATGCAGATGTGCCAGGTTTGTCAGCGATTTGATTCCACTTGATGCTAACACCACTTGATAGTGTAATTGATTGCTGATCGAACCAGTCTGCTGCACTAGTGTATGTTGTTACACCACTGTATACTCCAGATGATAGTCCTCTCCATGAACCGTATCTTCTAACTTCTCCTGTGTGAATACCAAGATTACCTGTCTCAGTGAAGTTGTAAATACCGCCTGGTTGATAGTCAACTGCTGTCTCTGTTCCACCTGCAGATACATGTGAAATTAGTTTGACTGTGATTGATGCATTACCAACCTCAACAATCTGTCCTTTGAAGTATCCATCAAGTACACTAGTTGAACCTGCACCTGCTATAACTGTGTTAGCAGGAACTACCTGTGTAACTGCGTATCCAACCTGTAAGTCTATTGGATCAATAGGAATAGTTGTAGAACCATATCCTAATACATCAGTAGTTTTAATACCAGTTAGAACTTGATCTCCAAATCCATCAATGGTACATACCTTAACTCCGTTTGACCATGAACCAGGATTCTTAGCAGCGTATGTAACACCTGCTATGGTGTTCTCTGCGTATCCTGAGTTTGTATAGTCGTCTGGACTTTTTATCTTTACGCTATTAGCGATTCCTATAAAACCGTTTTTTAATTCTTCGTCGTCAGCACGAACAACCCTCATTACCCCACCATATGCTAGGTAGGAAGAGGCAACTAACCAGTATTCGTAATGACTATCTTTTGGATAAGGTTGTCCGAAAGTGTCAAGTAGATCTGCTTCTGTCTCTATGAGTTGAGGACTCTCCACAGGTCCTTTTGCAAAAGGAGCAGCTAATCCACCTGTCAGTGTTGATGTGGCATCAACTCTACCATTGGTTAGATCAACTTCCCTTACAACAATACCAGGAGATGCTAAATTTAGTGGCATCTGTTTCTCCCCTTAGATTCCAATTTTGTCTATCATTATTTATTATTTGCTGTCTTTTAATCGGGGAAACAATACATGAACACTACCAGTCAGGGTATTGTTCTGGTTCTGACTCTTTCTTCTTTTTCCTAGAATTTCTAATTCTTTCTATTGTGCACTTCTTACATTCGTATGAATATGATGATTTAAGATGTGAACTATTCTTGTGTGTTATATAATAATCTTCTATTAAATTTTTTGTTGTTTTGCATATCCTACATGTTCTTTCTGTCAGTAATAAATCGCTATGACTAAACTGAGATTCTATGTCCATTGTGATAGGATCCAACTACTAGAGTTCTTTTTATCTTCACCTCCAACACCAAATGCAAATGAAACCCTAGGGTCTTTATCAAAAGCATCTATCTCTGGAATGTTATCTTTTGTTCTATCTCCACCGTTAGCAAATAAAACATCATCAAATAATTCAAGTGTTTTATTAATTAAATCAATAGAACTATTGTTATCATCATTAAATGATACACAACTATCTACCATTTTTAGTTCTTTGATGATACACATTCTCTCATTTATAGGCATAAATGGTTTACCTTTCTTTCTAGTCAACCACTCATCAGAGTTGCAACCTACTATGAGAATGTCTCCTAATTCTTTTGCTGCTTTAAAATGTGCAATGTGACCACTGTGGATTGGATCAAACCCACCACTAACAATAACAACCTTCATCTATACTCCCACATGAATGACCGATCACCATATTCATCTGCTTTCATCCACCTGTCGCCATTACCATCAATAAACTCGTCATCGTCATCCACACCATCCAAAATAAAACCAAAGGGAGCCATATCCTGTTCAATTTGGTTCTTTTGTTCTTCATAGATTCGTTTACGAACATCTGAATCTGTCATCTCTTTGAAGTAGTCTTGTGCTACTAACCAAGCAAAGATAACAAGACACATAGCAAGGTCATCATGGCAACCATCTTCTGCCTCCCATGATTGTTTCTTCTGAACAAAGGTGGTAAGTTCAGCAATGATATCATAATCATTTGTTATTATTTTATCATCTTCCATCAAAGTTTTCAAGTTAGAACATCCTAACTTTTTGACTGCCTGTGTCATTCTAACACCCATCTGTGTTTTACTACCAGAGAATCCTGATCCTACTTGTTGACCATTCCTACCTCTCATAGCACACATCAACATATTTTCATACTCAAGATCATATTGCATAATACTTGCTACTTGTTCTCCTATGTCATTAATCTCTACCAATACATATGCTTCATTATATGCTCTAGCAGTATCATGTATGATATTAGGAAATAGCATGGGTTTTATTTCTGCATTCTTATATCTTGCTACAGTCTTATACGGATATGTCGTTATATCAAATACTATAAATGCTGAGGAGTCATGATCAATTCCTCTAGCAGTATCTACAGTAATAATATAATCGTTACCTTTGATTGGGTGTTCATATACTAACAATCCTTTATGATTATTGATTAATGGATCTTCAAATACAAGGTTTCTAAGTTTAGTTACACTTATCAAGGTGTCAACAGATCCTAAGAACTCACACTCAAACTCAACTTTAAACTGTTGTTCTGATGTGTTCTTTATAGTTTGCTCTTTCCATGCTTCATCTCTGCCTGGTACTTGTGACCAGTGAACCTCAGTGGCAGTGTACTCGTTTTTATTTCTCTGTGCATCATGCCAATATCTGTAAAAATGATTCATACCACATGGGGTAGAAACCATTATGACTTTGGTTGTTTTACCAGAAGTGATAGTAGGATATACTGAGCTGAAGAATGCCTCAGCAATATGATTAGGAACAAAGGCAAACTCATCCAGAAAAATAATGTTGAAAGACATACCTCTAACTGCACTTGCAGAGGTAGATGCTGCCAGTATTTTAGATCCATTTTCTAACTCCATTGATCCTTTATTCCATGACAATATACCCTGCTGCATCCACTTAGGTAAATTCTCATAGGCAGTTTGTAATCTACCTAATAATTCCCTAGCAGTTGCTGCTTTGTTTGCCAGAATACCTACATTAACACTATCATTAAAAACAATATAATGCAACAGGTAAGCAACACATGTGGTTGACTTACCAGTCTGTCTAGGCATTTTACATATATTAAATCTATTCTCGTGAAA